ACCATATCCGACTTCGTCGACCATCACCCTGTTCAACTACGGCGCGATCATCGGGCGTGGTGGGGACGGCGGGAACGGCGGGTCTGTGTCGGCATACACATACAACGGCGTCACTGGGTATGACAAGTATGGATCGCCGTACTATGGAACAGTTTCGGCAATCTCGCAATCTGGCGGTACGAATGGCGGGGACGGCGGGGTCGGAATGAATACTACGGCGTGGCCGATTACTGTCGCGAATTACAGCGTGATCTCTGGTGGGGGCGGGGGCGGTGGCGGTGGAAGCTCATCGTGGCTGGACCACTTTGTTGATAAGGGTGGTATGCACGTCTGGCAGACGGCCAACGGGGCGGGCGGGGGCGGTGGGCAGGGGCCTAGCGGCGGGGGTGCTGTTGGCGGACAATCGAACTCGACTGGCGGAAGTATGTGGTGGGCGACCGCTGGTACTGGCGGTGCGGCTGGTGATGGGCGCACGACTGTCGCTGTTGGCGTCGGGGGTACAGGCGGAGGTGGCGGAGCTTACGGCCCAGACGGCGGGGCCGGCGGGGCCGGCGGTATCTGGGGTAATACCGGGTGGCCTGGTAGCACAGACGTTGGACCACATGCCAGCGGTGCGTCCGCCGCTGGCAGCGGCGGGGCCGGCGGTGCGGCCATCGTCGGCGGCGCGAATATCACCTGGACTGACTCAATGTGGTCTATCTGCGGGAATATTGACAGCTGGGGCTCTGTGTCGGGTGCGTACGGCGGATCTTACTACAACTCTGGTCTTGGCTCGCATATTACACAGACTCTGGCATCGTACAACACGTACTCTGGTTCGAGCCACTCATTCTGGACTTCGTTTCAAGCTGGACAGATTGATCAGGCTGTAGGGACAACATACTTCTACTATCCGTACATCAACTACACCGGCAGCTCTTTTAACGTATTTCTTACTGGAGTGTGCGATAACTTCGTGACGAGCATCACCGTGTATCATTCATCGAACCCGTCTGGCCTGACGGTTGGGACCGGCACCTTTGCGTCTGGGTCATCTGACTTCTATACGACAAAGAATAGCACCGCATTCGCGGTTCTTGCTGGGATGAACGTGATCCGCATTGGGTGCCGGAATGACGGCGGACCTGCCGGGTTCCGCGTGGCAATGAAGAGGAGCTCTGACAGCGCATTGATGATCCCACACGACGTGTGGAAGTTCTAACCGATAAATACGGAAGTCTCGTCAAGGAACCAAAATGGAATACTCCTGGAAAATTGAAAGCACCGACCCAGTCTCGAACACCATGGTTGTCGAATACACATACAGCACATATCAGGCTATCCGGGTGAATATCCCGATGCCAGGTACAACCCTCGATGAGGCTGATCTGGCAGCCTGGGTCGCCAGGTATGTTCCGGTCCATATCTGGGTCGCCGCTGAAGCTGCGGTATCTGGGAGTGTCCCATCATCGACAGTGGCGGTCGGCGCTACTGGTACCGCGACATACGCCGCATCAGAGGCAACAGCGACTACAGCGGCACCTGCGACTTCTGGAGCATCTACCACTGTCGGCTCTTGGAACGAAGAGTACCTCCGTGCGCTGATCTATCAGGTGATTGAAGAGATCAACGCGACGAACGTGTAAGATGCTCTTTGAGACGCTGCATGACACGAACGGCGAAGACGAAACTCGCGTCCGTCGTGCGTTTGGCTGGGTGGTGACGTTCCGCGACTTCCCTGTCGGGTCGTGGCAGAATGTCGGCGGCGATGAGATGATGACACACGCCCTTACGTTCTTCACGAAGGGTCGTGCTGAGTTCTACCTGGATGGCGTACGCCGCGGTGATCGGATCCCAGGGATCCTCTCGTCCGAGTACGAGCCAGTTGGGCAAGACGGAATGTTCGAGCTGAAGTACGTCGAGCCAACGACGCGAGTCTGCATTCCGCGGTACGTGAACAACGATCAGCTACCGAACGTGAAGAAGATCCACCTCACGGAGCCGATCACCGTGAAAGCTGGGTTCAAGGCGCTTGTGTGCCTTGGCTCGGTGACAGTCGGCGAAAAGGTGTTCGAAGAGGAGAAGACGATCAGCGTATCGTCACCAGAAGTCACGCTCGTTCCGAACGGTGACTGTTACCTCTTGGACTTCACAGACTCATCATCAAGATCAAAGAAGGCAGTATGATTCGCGCAGACAAGATCTTCGGTCACCGGCTGATCATGACACCGGTTGCCTCATACGTCGGTATGGCTGGCATCCTGTACGGTGTGTTCGCGCTCGCCACTGGCGCGGCATCGCTGTGGTGGCTGATCCCGATGGTGTTCAGCACGTTCTGGGTGCTGATGGGTATCACCGTTGGGTTCCATCGCCTGTTCACACATCGTGCGTTCAAGACGAACAGCATCTGGAACCTGATTCTGCTGTACCTCGGTACGGTCGGGATCTATGGGTCGTCGATTCAGTGGGGAGCGATGCACGCCTCGCACCACATGTACTCTGACACGACGTACGACCCGCACTACACTGGCTGGCGGTACCTGTTCTGGAAGAAGAACAACTACACACGGTTCCACAAGAAGACGCTAATGCGTCTGTACCGTGATCCGATGCATCGGTTCTTCCACAACTACTACGCACTGATCGTGTTCTTGACTGCAGGGATCATGAGTCTGATCTCGCTGAACATGCTCGTGTTCTGCTACCTGATCCCGCTCGGGTGGCTGCACTTCGTTGGCTCAGCACACCAAGTGTTCGCACATGACAGTAAGGGTCCGCTAGACCAGCCGTTGATGGAGTTCGCACTGTTCACTGGCGGTGAATGGTGCCACAAGTGGCACCATGATCATCAAAAGGATCCGTGGTTCGGATCAGCTGATGTCGGGTACCACGTGATCCGGATGATCAAGTCCTGATGTTCTTCAGGTACTGGAGAACGTCCTCAAGATTCTGAACGTTCTCCTCCAAGCGACCAGTGATGTATCGAAGGAACTCGACTGAGGTGTGACCAGCACGGTACTGGTCAAGTTCCATCTGCAATGCCCAGAGAGCCGGTCGTCGGTGAAGAGGGACCTTGTTGATCTCTTCATCAATCAAGCGTTTCCGCTCCGCCTCGAACTCCTGGCTTTCTGGATCCAGGGACCTTAGGTACGACAGGTCCTGCATTGCTGTTACTCGTCCGAGTCCTCTCCATCATCGATCTCGACCGGGTATCCCCAGAGCTCGTCGATGTAGTCAGCGACTTGCATCGCGGTCTTCGTGTCCAGTGAGCGTCCCTTGTACGGAACGTACTCGAGGTACAGAGTGCGATCACCTTCCATGTCAGCGCCGTTCACCACGATCTGCGGCACACGGTTCTGACGTTCGTACGAGCGAGCCAGGTTCTGACGGATCTGGCGGTACCCGATCTCGTCATGGATCTCTGAGACGATTGCCTTCGTCTCGCCGTCGTCGTTCTCCTTGATCGCGACGCTGAACAGCTTCAGATCACGGATGACCTTCGGGCTCAGGTACTGCATGATGAAGCTGTCATCGCGGTGTTCGAACGCTGCTTCCTGCACGGCTTCCTGCCAGCGACGACCGATCAGGTTCGGGAACCACTCACGATCTTCATCGGTCGGGTTCTCACAGATCCGCTTCACGTCCATCAGGATTGCGAACCCGAGGGCGTACGGGTTGATGCCATTGTACCAGCGCTTGTTGTACTCAGGCTGATACAGCACGCCAGCGTGCGACTCGAGGAACGCCATGTACGCATCCGGCGAGAGGAACCCCTTCTCTTCCAGACGAGTCATGATGTAGTAGTGCGTGAACGAGGCGAACCCTTCGTTCAGGTTCTGAGTCTGGCCCTGCGGGTAGAAGTACTGGTTCACCTTCCACACGATGCGGAGGATCTCGCGCTTCCACTGCTCGAGGTTCGGCGCGTTCTTCATGATGAAGTACAGGAGGTTCTCTTCCTGTTCGGCGTCCAGGTCATGCCCGTCGACGTCGAGATCGAGCTCGGCATCACGGAAGCTGGTCTTCTTCAGGATGATGTCCATCTCCTTCTGCTCGCGCTCATCGCGTTCCATGAGCTTCTGCAGACGAACTTCTTCGTTCAGGCGCGGCTTGTGCTTCCGCTTGAACTTGTCGACGCCGTGTGGCGCCAGCGCATGGGCAGCATCGAGAACCTTCTCGACTTCATCCGGACCGTACCGCGACTCGCACTGACGAACGTAGTCACGAGCGAAGATCATGTAGTCGACGATCGATCCTGCGTTCGTCCACTGCTTGAAGCACTCGTTGTTCTTGAACACGGCATTGTGGCCGAACGCGGCGTGTGCGATCACGAGGGCCTGCATCATCATGGAGTTGTCTTCCATGAGGTAGCTGATGCATGGCGAGCTGTTGATCACGATCTCGTATGCGAGACCTTGGTGCCCCTTCTCGTACGACTTCGCGGTGCGTAGGAAGTCTTTGCCGAACGACCAGTGGTTGTAGTGAACCGGAAGGCCGATGGAGGCGTACGCGTCCATCATCTGCTCGGTCGTGATGATCTCGATCTGGTTCGGGTACACCTTACCCTCCAGATCCATTTCTTCGTACGCAATCTTCTCGATCTCGGCGTACACCTTCTCGATCAGCTCCGGCGTCCAGTCGGTGCGGGACGTGATCACGAAAGACGGTTCAGACATTGGGACTTCCAGTGTGGTCATGGTTCATTATACAACGGGGCTAGCCCGTTGTACTCTGATTGCCTAGGATCAGGCCTTCTTCGACGGCTTCTTCGCGTACACCTTCTTGAACGCTGTGAACACTTCACCTTCGTTGTGCACCTTCACGACGTGCATCTTCTTCGTGCTGTTCGCGATCGACTGCATAGTGTTCCAGAACAGAGCTTGTCCTGATTGACCTGCCCAGGACGAGCCCATCTCTTCGCCGACCTGGATGTACACAGCGTGACGGAGCTTCCCGAGGAAGCCGTTCTCGAACGCGTCGATCACCTTGCTGTTGTCGTACGAGAAGTTGTCACCGTCACCAGCGTAGCTGAAGTAGATGTTCGTCTGCGTCGCGTCGTACCGCTCCTTGATGATCTGGTGGGCGAGAACGATCGCTTCCGAGATCACCGTGCCGCCGTTCATGCGCGTCGTGAAGAACGTCTCCTCGTCACACTCTTCGGCGTGGTCCGTGTGCCAGATGAACACGAGGTCGGTGTTCGGGTACTTCCGCTTGATGAACGCGTACTGCATCGCGAAGTACTTCCGACCGAGGCGCTTCCGCTCCTCGTCCATCGAGCCAGAGACGTCCATCGCCATGATCAGCACGGCATCAGCCGACTTCACCATGACCTTCTCGGTCTTGCGGTAACGGAGGTCGACCTTCTCGAATGCAGCACCGGACTTCGCGTCGATGGTGGCCTTCAGTTCGGCGATCTTGACTTGCAGGTCATAGATGATGCTGCCGATCTCGGTCAGGTCCAGATACGCGCACTGCTCGTGGGTGCCGTTGTTGTACGCTTCGACTTCGGCTTCCAGCCGTTCGATCTCGGCGTATGTTTCACCGTTCAGCGCGCGACGACGTCCGAGCGAGTTCCGGTACGAGCGGATCACGCTGAGCTGGCCAGGCGTGCCTTCCTTCTGGAAGCCAGCCGGCTTGTTCACGGCTTCAGGCAGTTCCTTCTCTGTGGTTTGCTCGAGGTCAGGCAAAGCGCAGTCCTCGAAGAACACGTCGAAGAACTCGGAACGGCTGATGTTCACGACGAAGTCGTCTTCGCCATCTTCACCGGGGCCGGAGCCACCACCACCGCCTTCGCCCTCGCCGTCCATCGGGAACTCGTCGCCCTTGAGCCACTTGTCGTTGCCGGGCAGGACGACTTCGTATTCGCCGGAGTGGCTGGCATAGCGGAACGTCGGTTCAGCGAGAGCGTCACGTGCGATCTTCACCGGGTTCGCGAGCTGCTTCGAGGCGGACTGCGCACCGCCCTTCACGCCGCCAGCGTCGATGTCTTCCGGCTTCGCAGCACGGATCGACTCCTTCACGCGGCGCAGGAGCTTCTCACGATTCGGGAGGGACTTCCCTCGACCGGTCTTGCGTCGATCAACGAAGATGAACGACGAGATTGGGATGTCAGACATTTGATCTCCTGCTGCTCAGATCTGGAACGACCGGTACTTCTTGCACTTCGAACAGCGCTGAATCACCTTTCGGAAGATCGGGCGCTCGTCGGTGTCATTCGCGTACACCTTCGTGACTTGCATATCGACCCAGTCGTGCTTGCACGGTAGGAATCGTTCGATGAAGTCAAGAAGGCGATGAACCACAGTGCTTGTTGTATTTAGGACGGACGTGAGCCGATTCGCCCACATCCGTTTGGTTGCGCTAGATCTGAGTGACATGTGAAAGGGTGCCTTGTGGCACCCACCCCATCAGTTCGCCTTGCGGTTCGCGGTGAACCAGGAGACCAGGACCTTCACCTGTGCGACGGTATAGCCCTTCTCGACCATGCGCTGGACGAAGCCGTCGTGCTTCTCCTGCGTGTCCTTGTCCTGCTTCGGACCGAACGCGATCACCGGCATGATCTGTTCCGTGGCCGAGAACATGCGCTTCTCGATCACGGTCTTCATCTTCTCGTACGCGTCCCAGGCCGGTGCCTTGCCTTCGTTCTTCGCCTTGTACTTCAGAACGTAGTTCACGATCTCGTTCCGGAAGTCCTTCGCGTTCGTGATGCCAGCGGCCTTCTCGATCTCTTCCAGCTTCTGGTTCAGAGCATCGCGGTTCATCAGCGTGTGCGTTTCCGGATCACGGCACTGGCTGTCTTCCAGCCAAGCGTCAGCGAACAGGACGTAGCGCTCGAACATGTTCTGACCGAACGAACGATACGACTCGAGGTACGCAGTGCGCAGTTCCTTCTCGACGAACTCGAAGTACTTCGGCATCAGGAAGTCCTTGATGAACGTCATGTACCGGTTGTGCGTTTCTTCCGGCAGCGCTTCCTTGCGGATGGCTTCCTCGATCACGTACATCAGGTCGATCGGGTTCGCTTGACGCTCTTCCGGACGCAGGTCGTACACGGCGGACAGGACCTTGAACGCGAACCGGGTCGACATCCCGCTCATGCCTTCTTCGATGCCGGCGACGGTCTTGTACTCCTCGAGGGACTTCGCGTTCGGCATCGTGTCCTTCACGTTCTCGCCGTTGTACACGCGGAGCTTCGCGTAGATCGTGCTGTTCTCAGGCACCTTCAGACGAGTCAGGATCGACCACTGGGCCAGCATCTTCAGGGTGCCCGGGGCGATCGGAGCCGAGCGCAGCGAGCTGCCGTTCAGCATCTTCTCGTAGATCTTGATCTCT